GGACACAAACGCTTTCTACTACTCCGGCACTATCGCAATTACCAACGCTAACGTCACTGGCACTAACACGTCATTTGACACTCAGCTTGACGTAGGTGACGTATTCATCGCCACTACATCGGCCGGAGAGGATGTGGAATTTACTGTGGCTTCATTTGACACCACAACCCCCGCCACAGTGATGACTGTAACTCCGACTAATAAGACTGTCACAGCAGGCGCTCGATTCAAGCGCAGTCAGGATCTCAATCTAAAGGTGAAGATAAACGAGATAATTGCTGCCCTCAGGACCTTAAAGCTCGTCGTATAACTCGTTAATAATCTCGTCGATGAGCTCGATGTCAACTCGGATGGAGTAGATCGGGCCAACTTTACGAAAGATAAAAAATACCACCCCAGTAGCTCTATCTTCCTCTGTTACGAAGAGAGAGTCAAAAATATCGTCGTACTTATTCTTACCTCCCACCATCTCGTATATGGTGTCCGGATCAAACACCCAAGTACAGTCCGTTCTATCCGCTGTGGCCACGTAGAGAGCGAACGGTGTCCTGTGTATCAGGATATGCTCTAGGCACTCGAGAGTCTCCTTAAGGTTCTCAGTGTTTCTAAGAGAATCTTTTAGGGATCTTTTCTCGCGTTCCGAATTAAGGCTCATTGGACCTGCTCCACGTCAACTCCAAGTTCCTGGAGAACGTCAAGGCCTTCAGTAATTCTGTATTTATGCTTGTAATAGACTTTCTTTACTCCGCTCTGGGCCATCAGTTTAGAGCATTCGGGGCACGGAGAGTGGGTGCAGAAGAGTTCGGCCCCCTCGATGGATTCTGTCGACTTGGCCATTTTAACCAGAACGTTCTGCTCGGCGTGAAGGACAAACGGAGACGTCTTTCCGTCCTCTCTTTCGCAGACGTTGGTCTTAAATCCACTTGGAGTTCCGTTCCAGCCATGCGCTAGAATAGAGCCGTTCTTAACCACTATGGCGCCGACCTTAAGCCTTTGGCACTCGGAGACCTGGGCGAAGCGTTCGGCGATGTCCATGTACGCTTTTACTAATCCAGGCTTCATACAATTTCCGATTCTACTACAATTATATCAGATCTTGAAGGACCTATTGCCCCCGAGGCCTAACTTATTCACAATGTGCTTGTTGAACTTTTTAAGAATCCTTTTATCCTCCTCGCCAAGGAAGATTTTTCCTGTGGGCGTTGGCGGATCGAAAAGCTCCGTAGTCTCCTCCACTGGAGCCTCAGTTTCGAGCTCAGTTGGTTCTACGGATTCGTTCTCTAGCTCGATAGGCTTTGATGCCGACGTCCTGCGTCTTGGTGCTGTCATGGTCTTCGCGCCCTGCGGCAAGAGCTGCAGGATTGGTAAGGTGATCTATTCATCGGAGATGGAATCTGCTCCCAGCTTCCTTGAGTGAGTCCAGTAGCCAGGTTATTAGGCTGCTGTTGCTTGGGCTTAGCGGAGGATTTTTCCGCCCACTTCCTCCAGCTTGAGAGCTCGGAGGCTGACACGGAGTTAGGGAGATTGTCCATGGTTCCTGACTCTACAATCCCTTTAAACCCAAGTAGTGGTATAATGAACGCATAAAACTATGAAACTGTTAGACTGCCGTTACTGCTACGATTTTGGCCATGAGTGGTACCTGTCTCTTTTTTGTGTAAAGAACTGGTCCGCTCTGCACGTAAACTTAAACGCTGACGAATTCTTTAAGTTAGACGCCTCGTTATATATCGGAATTAACAAGGGAAGTCCTGTGCAGGTGGGAATCGCTATCTGCGGCGTCTCTCTGTACTTGAAGCTTTTCTCGGAGTGCTACTATTAAATTAGGTTGAAGCACCACCTACTTCGCTGATAGGATCGTAAGTCTTTCCAGGCACTTCAGAATCCCTGTTTATCTCGAGTAGGTCCTCCGCTAGATCGGGCTCCTGAAGCCCCGAAGGATCCATCTGCGTCCACCTCTGCCATCCCCACATATCCTCAGAGCCAAGCGGATGCGGCACCTGCGGTTTAGAGTCGGCGGCTTGTGCCCTTAGGTTCCTATAAGGACCAGAATTGACTCTGTTCGATGTTCTGAGGTACTCGGACTGAGAAAGTTGCTGGCGCACAAGTGACGTTATCTGAGTGTCCGTGGATCTGTAATCCGAGGAGGCTTTTAGCTCTTCCCAGCGCTCGTAGGGATTATTGTTTACGGCCACGGCACCTCTGTCTCTAAGATAAATTTAAACAAAGAGGTTTAAAGAATGGGACACATCATAAACACCATGGCGGTAAGCAAAATGACACGCGAGGTGTCAGCCTCGGCATCTCACGTGGACGAGGAGGACGATCTTTTTGACTTCGGGGAGCCCGAGATCATCCCCGTTGAGATCTCCCCGGGCAAGTTTCTGACACTAAAGGAACCCACTGCCAATGATCTCATCGAGATCAACAAGATCTCTAACAATAAGAACATCGACGAGATCGAAGCCACTCTGCAGACAATCTGCATCTTACACGTTCCTGACTCTGGTAGAAGAAAACTGTCGCTAAAGGAAGCGAAGAAGCTTCGCCCCAAACAACTCAAACTGCTCGGTAACGCTATCAACGAGTTGCTAGGAATGGATGAAACAGCAGAGTAGTGGTTTCTCTGTAACAAGGAACCATAACTATACGATCAGCGTTCACGACGCAAAAGGTCGAAAAATAGATTTTAGGGACATCACTGGTGAGGATTTAGAGCTTCTAGATCGGTTAATCGGAGACGCGGGTGGAGATGACGAGAAAAAGCATCTGTCCTTTGACGATGTTGTATCGGTACTTACTACTCTAAGCGTAAAAGAGCTAGATTTTACAAAGCTAACGCAGAGGATAATAATTCAGCTCTTCGAGGCTATCAAAGAGCATATTCTCTGCAACTACATGACAAAGTACACATGGCTGAAGCAATGCTATAACATCCAAAACGGATCTTTTGCAAGCTTGGCACTGATGGAAAAGGTTCCAATGACAAAATTTATCGCGATGATCCAAGTGCACAAGGAGGCGATAGAGTCGATTAACAAACCCACTGAATGACAGACTCCGAAAGACTGAAACTTATCCTCATACTGTGCTCGATCTGCCTTAAGCAGGATATATCAGGGCTTAAAGCTTTTATCAGTGTAAACGCTAGGTACGTGGACACTAATGATTTTAACAAGATACTGAGGAAGTCGATAAGGATTCTAGAAGCGAGGAGATGCGGCGCGGTTTCCTGCCCGGACTGGCTGATGAACGAACTTTTCCAACTCTATAAGATTGATATACCCGACTAAACGGGTTTGAAAAGACCGTTTGTTTAAGGATAATAGTGAAAGATATAGTGTCTTCAATTCCCTATGGCCAATCCAATCAGAATCAATGCTGCGACATTGAATCGGCCCGGTGTTTTCGTAACCCAAGCCTCTACAGGTGGTCTGCCTCAACCTCTGGCCACTCACGCTGTGGGTTACCTTTTCGGCACCACGCCAACTGAGGATTACTACGGGGAGGATGCTCTTGACGCGTACTCCGTTCTCGAGCCCTACAAACCAACACAGATCGGTTCAGTTGCCGATTTTGTAGAGAAGGTTGGTGGGGTTGTTCCTGTTGGTAACAAAGGAGCCCTGGCCTCTTACGACTCCGTAAGAGCCTTCTTCGATAACGTTGGTGCTAATGGTATCCTCTACTTCACCCGTGTATCCCCGACTCCTGAGACCGTAATCGATCTCGGAGCCTCCTCCGCAGGAGTTAATTACAACGCCTTTGCACTCAAAATCAATGGTCGTTATTTCGGAACTCCTATCGGAGCAAACGATCCTGACGGAGACGAGATCAAAGTTATCACAACCACTGCTCTAGATCAGGTTGATAACGCTCGCGACCTCTACGCTTTCCTCTCTGGCAATGGTGACAGTTTCGCCGATTACTACAGAATCGAGCAAGATGCTGTTGAGGCCACCGCGGGTAAGTTCAGAATCTTCTCTCGCGATACTAGAAACCTACCCCAGGTTGATCGTTTTGTAGCGTATCAATTTAATGGTTCTAGCTACGCCTCCCCTCTGGACCTGGATAACCAGACTGTTGTAAAGCTCTACACCTCCGTCAAGGAGATGAACTTCCGTTGCGTATCTCGTGAAGTTTCTACTGGAGAGCCGATTAAACATGTTTCTGGAAGCGCGATTAGCGCCTTCCTGCTCGAGAGCTCCACGGCTTACACAGCAGCTATTGCTGGATTTAACGCAACTGCCGACACCATCACTCTGGCCTCCTCAACAGGACTAGCCAATGGCGATAAAGTCATTCTCGAAGGCACAGCGATCGGTACCCTGGGTAACCTAAGTTTCAACACTGTCTACTATGTGGTGAACAAGTCTGGCAACGACATCAAGCTCTCGCTGACTTCCGGAGGTCTTGCTATTGACTTCTCTGGAGCTCCTGGTGCCAGCGTAACCGTTCGTAAGATCGCTTACAATCCCGCTTCCGAGCAATCCGCTATCATCAAGGCCTTCCTTGTAGACCAGAACGTTTACGCATCGGCCTCAGTGATCCCAGACGACAAGATTGTGGCTGTGTCGAAGGACCTGACCACAGGATACGCTGCTCCCCTGAAGTGGGCTGACGCAGACGCTTCCTACTGGCGTTATGATCTAGGCACAACAACCTTCTCCGAGATCCAAAGCGGTGGGGTAGATGTTGTTCCCAGCGGAGACGTTACTGTCAGCGGATTAACAACAACTCGTACTGGATACCTTCCTGACTCCGTCCAGGTATTCTACGTAAACGTTGCTGGTGAGGATCGCGCCATTATCGTCAACGGAGCTACTCCTGACGAACTGACTACCGGCCTTGTCACTGAGATCAACAACATCCTTGTAGAGAAGGAACTCGACGGTTACTACACTGTTGAGGCTGTAAGCTCCGGAACTAACGTTTCTGGTACAACTTACGTTCCTAACAACGGTCACAAGGTTTCCACTCTGGTATCCCAGGCTGGTGCTCCTTACATCCGCCCTGAACTGGCTGATATCGCTCTAACAGGCACCATCGCCATCTCAAGTGGTAACGTAACTGGTGTAGGAACCGCCTTCCAGACCGAAATCGCTCCTGGTGATGTTATTGTCTCCAACGGTTACAGATTTACTGTTCAGACTGTGTCTTCTGACACGGCCGCTACAGTGCTTCCCACCAGCATCACGATCGCTTCCGGTTCATCTGCTACTCTGGACAAGTCTATCCCCAACGGATTCTACTCCCACGATTACGTGCTGAAGGTCAAGATCACATCTAACAACGGTGTATCTTCTCCCGTGAATCCTGGCCAGAACAGATTTGGTCAAGCTGACGGTAACGTAATCAAGCTGGTGTCTACAGAGCAGAACCCAGGCTACGAAGGTTACAAGCTAACTGCTACTGCTAAGGCTAATGACTTCGTGTATGCCATCGAGCAGGGTATGGACTCCAGAATCCTGGCTCCAGGCTTCCTCTTCGCTCCTGAAGCTTACACCGTTCTCTCGTACGAAGTCGGCTCCGGAGATTTTGCTAGCAAACTCGAAGCTCGCAGAGAACGTTTAAAGATTACCCAGACGCTTGTAAAAGCTGCTGAAGGTAAGCTTGGACCCACCGAGGGAATTTCAGGAACCCAGCATATCGCCCTGATTGACTGCGGTTTCGACGAGACATCTCTAACAATGGTTCAGGACGAACTTGATCTCATCAAGTCAACTGTCGGAGTTCCTTTCGGCCACGCTGCCTACTACGCTCCTTACATCAAGAATCTGGATGACCGCTACATCGCTCCTTCGAGCTACGTGGCTGGTATTGCCTGCTCCAGATACATCAACGAAGGCTTCCAGCAGCCTCCCGCTGGTGCTCGTTACCCGCTTCGCGGCGCTATCGGACTCAAGTTCGAGATCTCAGCTCAGCAACAGGAAGTTACCTACGCGCTCGGTCTTAACCCGATTCGCTCCCTTCCTAACCGCGGAATCGTGGCTTGGGGTGCTAGAACCCTATCCCCGAACCCTCTCTTCAAGTTCGTGAACACCCGCGCTATCCTGAACGTCCTGATCGACGTGATGGGTCGTAGCTTCGACGACATTCTCTTCGAGCAGATCGATTCGGCCGGTACAGTTTACGCTAGAGTGAAGTCTATCGCTTCTCAGATTCTTGGTCAGTTCTTCCGTCAAGGTGCTCTATTCGGCTCCAGACCAGAACAAGCCTATCTGGTTGTTTGCTCTTCGGCTAATAACAACGCGACCGACCTCGAGAACGGCTCAGTTAGACTCGATGTGTACGTGGCCACAAGCCCAACACTGGAGCGTCTACTGGTCACCATCGTGAGAACGCCTGCTGGCCAAGTGGCTCAGCTAAGCGACTCCTTCTCCAGAAATCAGGAGAGATTTAACTATCTTCTGAATACTACGACCGTCTTCTGATAAATGAAAGAGCAAGTACTCAATCAAAAGGAACCCCTTTCAGCACAGCAGCTTAAAAAAGTTGTTTACGTTGAGATGTTCAGAGCGGGCCCGCAGATCTCATCTACGGGTCAAAAGCTGGTGTTCACTGAGGGTGACTTGGATCAAGTGGTGGGGTCTTACGACCCCGCTCATCACGAGGCTCCACTGATTATCGGTCATGACCAACAGGACGACACTCCGGCTCTAGGTTGGGTGCGCAAGGTCTGGAGAAAAGGCAAAGAACTTTGGGGTAAGGTAGAACTTACCCCTAAAGCCGAACAGCTCATCAAAGATGGGGTGTTTAAGAAAGTAAGTAGTTCATTCTACCTGCCCGAGGCTGAAACGAATCCTACACCTGGGAGACTCTCCCTACGCCATCTTGGTTTGGTTTCCATCCCGGCTGTGAAAGGACTCACTGCTTTTTCGGAGTCATCCGAACAAGAAACGATCACAATTACCCCCTCCGAAGGGGAGTCTTCTATTTCGTTTAAAGAACACTTAGGAAAAAATCTAACTATGGCTAGGAAGAAAACCAAACCAGAAACTCCCGCTTCGGTTGCCTCGGTTGTCGAGCATACCGAGGGTGGGGGGATGACTGTCAATATCAATATCGGCGGAAGCGAGAAAGCTAAAGCTAATGTATACGATGACAGTGGAAACCAGGTTTCCGAAACAGGTGCTCCAGCCGAGTACGACATGGACTACTCTATGGAGTCCGATATGGAAATGGATCCAGCCATGAGCATGGCTGATGATTCTTCCGACGATCTCGGTTTAGAGGATGACGGTGCTGACGGTGCTGATGCTACCGATGGTACTGACGACACCGACGGTACTGATCCTGCTGGCGATGATGGAGGCGACATGGCTCCTGACGCTGGAATGGACGGAGGAGCTGATGACGGCGCTACTGAGCCTTCCGAAGGAGGCGACGGGACACCTGACGATGGCACCGAGGATATCTCTGGTGACATGGAAGGCGACGATCAGAAGATCGCCCAACTCGCCTCGGAATACGAAATCGACGAGCTAATCAAGGCTCTAGCTCTCAAAACAGATGCTGCTTCCATGATGGAAGGACAGGGAATGTCTTACGGTGAGATGCCCGAAGGCCTTAAAAAGGCTATGGAGGCTAAGAAAGAGGGAGAAGGTGAAGAAGAGGAGAAGAAGGAAGAGGACTCCGAGGATATGGGCGAGAAGTGCACTGATGCTGGCGAGCCCAGCGGTGCTGGTGAGCCTCCTTCCGAGGATGTAAAGGGAGCTGATGAACCTAAGGGAGAGCAAGTTTACGCTGAGGAAGAGGAGACCGAAGAGGTCGCCGAACACGGCGAAGGCTGCAAAGACTACGAAGAGGATGAGGAAGAGAAGAAAAAGAAGATGATGAAGAGTGACATGTCAGAAGAGACCACTCCTGAAGAGGCTACAGGAACTCTGGATCATAGCGAACCCGCTATGGGAGTTCAGGGACAGAATGACCTTCAAGCCCGGGTAGCCGAATTGGAAGAGGAACTTGCCAGACAAAGAAAGCTCATGAGAGAGAAGGAAATCTCTGATTTCTGCGAGACTCTCTACGGTGATGGTAAACTGACTCAACAGATCGTCGCTAAGACTGACCTGGTGAGATTCATGGAAACCCTCAACAACAAGAACTCGGTGAATTTCTCCGAGACAGGCAAAGCCTCTCAGTTTGACTTCTTCAAAGGAATCCTAGGGAACCTTCCCTCTATGGTTAGCTTTGAAGAATTCGCTACCCCCGCTTCTGCTCCAAAAGGCAGAAAGCAACCCTCTCCTTCAGCAGACGGTTACGTCTACGATCCCGCCACAGCTGATCTCCATGCCCAGGCACTGGAGTACGCTGAGGAAAAGGGTGTTGACTACACCATCGCCCTGAAGGCTGTTCTATCTAACTCATAAGGAGATTAACACATGGCTAAGGACCCACGTTACATGTCCTTTGACCACCAGTATGTTGAGACTGTGACCGTCACCGACGCCACAGCTCTCACCAACGGTGTCGAGGCTCATCGCTTTGTTAAGCGCGACGGCGCTTACCCCGCTGCCAACGGTTACGCCGCTGGTGTCAATGTTTACCGCATCTATGGCCAAGGCGAACTGAACGCTAATGGCTACCAAGTTGATGACGGTTCTACTCTGGTGTACGAAGGCCAACTGAATCCTTCGACCACACCCTACAAGCCCGGCGTATTCCCCTACCAGGGCCTGGCTTCCATCGTGACCACCGGTATCGTAATCGTTCAAGTGGCCGCTTCTCAGACCATCGTAGTCGATTCCCCGATCTTCGCTAACGCTTCTGGCCAAGCCGTAACTGGCGCTGCTGGAACCGGCAAGATTGTTCTAGGTCGTGCCCTCGATGCCGTGATCACTGGCGCTGGAGAAACCTCCTACGTTCGTGTGAAGCTCGGCAACGAAGCCGGTGCCGCTCTAGCTTGATAATAGATACCTAAAGGAGACTAACAATCATGATGAATCTTGATCAGGTCCGCGTAATTGACCCTATTCTTACGCAACTCGCTCAAGGGTACAAGAACGCTGAAGGCGTAGCAACCTTCTTCGCTCCTGCAGTATCTATGAATACTCGCGCTGGACGTACCCTAGTTTTTGGTAAGGAAGCTTTCGCTGCTCAGTCCTTCCTCCGCGCTCCTGGAACTAACATCCAGAAGATCCAGAACCAATTCGGAACCCGTTCGTTCGCTCTCCGTCAGGAAGCGATCAGCTGGGAAATCGCCGAAGAGGTGGCCGCTGAGGCTAAGAACGGAGCCGCTCAGATCGACCTCCGCCAGTTCGCCGCTAAGGACGCCGCTAATCGTCTGATGCAGTCCTGGGAAGTTCAGGTTGCCACCGCTGTAACCGACACCACTCAGTACGAGACCAATAACGTCCTGAACCTGGCCACCTACAATGGTGGTGCTGACCAGTTCAACAGTCCTACCGCCGACGTGGAAGTGCTGATGGACGACGCCAAGGAGCAGGTCCGCAGCCAGATCGGTGTGTATCCCAACAAGATGGTGATCTCACCCGACGCCTTCAACGCTCTGAAGCGTAACAAGCGTATCCGTGACTTCATGCAGCGCGGTGTGCTGGTTGACGAGAAGACTCTTGCTCAGATCTTCGGTCTGGACGAGATCCGCGTGGCCCGTAGACTGAAGCTGAATGAGTCCACAGGTGCTCTGGAGAACATCTACAACAACACCGCTGTTCTCTTCTACCATCCTTCCGCCTCCACCGATGGCTTCATGCCCGCCCTGGACGCTAACTATGGTAACCCCGCCTTCGCTTACACCTACACTCTGAGTGGTTATCCTATCTCCACTCCTGAGCGCTTCAACATCGAGCGCAGAGTGTTCACCGGTGACATCCTTGTCGAGCGCTCCTTCGAGCTCGTGGGCATGGGTGAGAACGGTAAGTGCGGTGCTGGTTTCATCTTCCAGAACCCTGTTGCTTCCTGAGCTTAGTTCTCAAGGATCAGAATCGAGGCCTTCGGGCCTCTTTTTTTTTGTCCGCTCAGCGGTCGTAGTTTAAAGTCAATGATAGATAGGCGATCATTATGCCCAATTCTCCACTTCCTGACGAGTTTGGAGTCGCGGATAATTGCACACCGGCTACGGTCGATTACTTTGTTGAGGTATTCGGCTACCAGGAGGCTGTTGAGCTTTCCAATATAGACAATCCGACCGGCAACCAGATAAATGTCGATAAGATTCAGATCGCTCTGAACGACGCAGCGGCTCTAATCAACAACTACATTGTCACCGCTCCGCCGCAGGGCAAGATCCTGATCGCGGGCTCGTACAGGCGCACGCAAGCCATTCTAGCAAGATGGTATCTGGATATCCTGCGTCCTAGACAGCAGGTGGTCGACGCGGCTGAGAAAGCCATGGAGCAACTAGAGCTCTGGGCAGCTAAGGCTTCCCCCTCCACAGGCCTGAAGTGGCAGGAGGCGTACCGCTACTGGGGAAGTGGATGCACGATGACGAAGAGCTCCTACAAGAGAGGCAGAAGCTTCACTGAACCCTCCACAAGCCGCTGGGTGCTTCGCGAGGGAGGTAACAATCGCTGGTGGCAGTTCCCACGCAAGGAAGCCATCTCGGTGTCCAGAAACAACTCTGAGAGGATCTCCGATGAGGCTATGGGTATATCCGGCTTTACTTCAGAGTCAACTCTCGAAGTCAACGAGCTCTTCGACGCTCTGGAGACCACAAGAGGGCTCTCCTCGTTCACTAACACCCAGGACTCGGTGAATCCGCAGGATGGCGACACCATAATCGCCACTAACACAACACCGAGCGTTAACGGAAACTTCGACAACAACAACGGCCTTCAAGAGGGTAACACATTCTAACCATGAGCAATCAACCTTACGGATACGATCCATTTAACGCAGGACCCGCCGACGGCCAAGCCTTCCTGCTCTCAGAGGGTGGAGCTGGAACAGACTGCTACTACGGCTCGAGTTACGGCTCGTCGCTGAATGGCAGAATCGGAGTGTTCCCTGACGGGACAGTGTACAAGCAATCAGCCGCAGAGCTTAGACAGTACATAGTTGCCTTGGAGTCCGCAAGAAAGCTCCAAGATCTCGCGGATGTAAATTTCACTAGAAACGTTAAGCCTGGAGACGCACTTCTCTACAATCATACTACTGGCAACTGGGAGTTGCAGGATTTTATTAGTGGCGGAGGGTGGTAACCCATGCTCTTAGAGATTGAAAACCAGCTCCATAGAAGGGTGCATAGCACTCTAGGGCAAA